CGGCCATCCTGCAGCCGCCCTTCTTCGATCCGGACGCGGACCCGGCCGTCAACTACGGCGGCATCGGCGGCGTCATCGGCCACGAGATCGGCCACGGGTTCGACGACCAGGGCTCCAAGTCTGACGGCGACGGCGTTCTGCGCAACTGGTGGACGGACGAGGACAAGGCCAATTTCGATGGTCTGACCGCGCGCCTGGGCGCCCAGTATGACGAGTTCGAGCCTCTGCCGGGTTTCCACATTCAGGGCAGCCTGACCATGGGCGAGAACATCGGCGACGCCGCCGGCACGGCCGTCGGGCTCGAGGCCTACCACCTGTCGCTGAAGGGCCAGCCGGCGCCGGTGATCGACGGCGTCACCGGCGACCAGCGGTTCTTCTACGGCTGGGCCCAGGTCTGGCAATCGAAGTATCGCGAGGACGCGCTGAAGAACCAGATCGCGCGGGGGCCGCATAGTCCGCCCGAGTACCGTGTCATCGGATCCGTTAGAAACGTCGACGCCTGGTATGATGCTTTCAAAGTCAAATCCGGCACGCGCTTCTACCTTAAACCGGCCGATCGCGTAAGGATTTGGTGATTACGTAGCTCGCTAGTCATTACGAGCAGACTAGCCGTGAGGGGCGCTTCGATCCGTCATCGGAACATGCCCTGCACGGCTAGTCAGGAACCTGATTTCCGTGATG